CGATACGATTCAAGAGTATCCCTACCTCACAGTCCAGGAGTACAAAGATGCCCCTACCTCTATCGACTATAACAATCTCGTAGTCGGAGGCAATCAGGCGGCGCAGGATGCCGAGCTCGCAAATGTAATCCTACGAGCATCCTCATATATGAACGAGTATCTGAATCAGTCTCTAGTGGCAGATCAGTACACAGAAACACAGCGAGTCAGGGTCAATGGACAGGGCATGATAGCTCTGCATCCGAATAACTCACCTATCATCTCGCTCTCTAGTTTTCAGTATGGGGCAGACCCTAACAATCTAGTAGCCCTACCTGACTGCTCTACAGCATGGTTCGAGGCTCAACAACTCATCATTCCTCTATCGAATCTAGGCATCAACTACAGCTCTCAGGGGCCGTTGGGCTTCGGCGGTGCATACGGCCCACGCCAACAGATTTTCACCGAGTACACCTATGTCTCAGGATTCGTCAATACGACTATCGCTACAGCTACTGCAGGAGCGACCTCTCTGACTGTCACCGATGGCACAGGCATCATCGCCGGTCAGCCATACCGCATCTATGATGGATCAAAGAGCGAGCGCATCACAGTCGCTAGTACATATACCTACGGCTCTACGACTGTACCTCTGACTAGCGCGCTCGCTTTCAGCCATGCTGCAGGAGTGGCTATCGGTAATATGCCCAACGCCATCAAACAGGCTTGCATCCTCATCACAACCGCCTTCCTCAAGGTACGAGGCGACAACAGCATGACGATGAATCTGACTACTCAGCCTACGGTCAATATCGGGAACAACGCTCGATACTCAGGTGAGATAGCTCTAGCCCTCGACATGGTGAACAAGTACCGCAGGATCAGATAATGGCAGGGCGCACAGGGGTACGAGATACCCTCACATCTTTCATATCAAATCCACCTATCCCTATGCTCAATCAGGTGTTCACATCGTTCCCCAAGCGCATCAACTACCAGGTGAACGCACAGCCTGGGCAAATGACTCGATCTGCCGCTGTCATCTTTATCGCGGCGGAGAACGAGACTCGTCTAGCCATCGGCGGAGCGCATAGCGGATGGAAACGCGTGGATTACGCAGTAGTCATACAGCTCTATACACACTCTATGCATACAAACGCCGAGAGTGCGATGACAGATTTTGATACCCTCGTGGATAACATCAAAGAGAGGCTTCGGTCTGACCATAACTTCGGCGACACTACGGGCAACCTCGTGTGGCAGGGTGCAGAGCCCATCATCAGAGCTCGGTATGGAGAACCTGCGACTAGCAATGAGGGCGCAACAGAGACCTACGCTGAGTTAGAATTCGATGTGACTGAGATGATCCAAGCATAAGGAGCACTATGAGACTGAAATATAACGGCACAGATGAACGAGTGTTCCCTGCTATTGGGGTCACAGTCCAGCCAGGTGATGAGTTTGATGCGCCGGAGGGATTCACACATCCTGACTGCGCACCTGCAGGATCACCAAAAGTAGTACCAACAGCACCAATCAAACCGTCTGCATCGACAGACCAGAAAACAGGAGAGTGACATGTCAGTACAACAATCGGTACGCTCGTACCTCGGTATCGCCAAAGAAGCAACAAAGGGTACGGTTGTAGCACCTACTGACTTCATCCCTGTCGCTAAGGACAGCTTGAAGCCTGTAGATATCATTGATCCGCTATACGACACAGGGCTTCGTGGCTCAAATGTTGTGAACTACAACTACATCCCTGGTCGCACTAGATCGACTGTGGACTTCGGTGGAGCTGTATTCGCAGACACCATCGGATACTCCATCGCAGGTCTGCTCGGTAGCGTGGCTACCACAGGTGTGTCTGCGCCATATACACACACCATCTCGCTCAAGAACAGCCTCACAGCAGCAGCAGATGACCAGCCAATCAGCTATACCCTCACAGATTTCTATGCAGCGAGCAATCGCTCATATCCAGGATGTCAGTTCTCTGACTTCTCCCTACGCTTCAACGCAGATGGAATGTTGGAGTACGATGCAAAAACAACAGGATTTGCATCTAGCGTAGAGACATCTACCTCACCGACCTTCTCTACCATCCTACCTACACCGGTATGGCGCGGTACTGTATCTATCGGCGGTAGCTCAGTCAGCAACGCTATGACTGGAAACATTGACATGAAGCGCAATGTCACTCCTATCTATGGCATCAGCAGCACACAGAATCCATATTCGGTGTTTCTCGGCCCTATCGAGGTCACAGGCAAGATCACCTTCATCATGGAGAACGACACAGAGCTCACACGCTATCTCAGCAACACACAGCCGATTATCGTGCTCAACTGGGCATATGGCGCAGGTGCTACTGCAGTACAAATCCAAGCGACCATCTCCAAGGGCGCATATACCGCAGCAGTCATCGAGCGTGGCGAGGACTATGTACAGGTCACAGTAGATATCAACGGACAGGGCAACACCACAGATGCAGGATCAACAGGTGGTTTCGCTCCTATCAAGTGGGTGCTACAGAACGCAAAAGCATCAGGCACATACGCCTAGCAGTTCCAGAACAGGGGCGTTGGTCGATAGCGGTACGCCTTCCCCGCTATTCCGCGCCCCTGTTCCTTTTCAGTTATGATGCGCGAAGGCATATTTACTAAGGAGGCACAATGTCAAAACAGATCAAACTCCCATCAGGTGCTACAGCTACTCTGAAAGACCCAAAGACACTCAAGGTCAAAGATCGTAAGCGCGTACTCAGAGCATCAGAGGTAGATGGCGGAGACCTATCAAAGGCGATGGCACTATCAGACTCACTCATCGCGATGCTGGTCGAGGACTGGTCGTTCGATCTCATCATCCCATCAGTCAAACTAGAAACACTAGATGAGCTAGATATGGCTGACTACGATGCACTCGTAGAGATGACCAAAGAGGCACAGGAAGTACTGTTCCCATCTCTCGCAAAGACTGATGAGACAGAGAAAGACCCAAAAGCGACTACCGCCGACTCGAACGGCTCAAATGGCTGATTGAGGGTGGACAACGCCACGAGGCGTTCGACTATCCCGATGAGGAGTGGGTGTACTACATCGCAGCCGACAGGTTTGGATGGACACCTGACCAGGTAGATGATCTACCGGCTAATACGGCGGATTGGCTCTGGGCTATAGCCGCAGTAGTAGATGAGGTGAAGGCGGAGAGGATGGAGAGATCGTGACCATACGCGTAACGATACCCAACCTCTCTGATGTGATATCAGGCGTACAGAAACAAGCCCAACAGATAGATATGGCTGTCGCCCAGGCTATACAGATCACAGGTCTAGCTGTGGAGCGACAGGCAAAAACAAACGCATCGGGCAGACCAGGGCCGAATGTGCGCACAGGTAATCTGCGCAGGAGCATCACTACATCCATGCCTATCAAAGGATTTGGAGATAGCTACTCAGTAGTCGTATCTGCCACGATGGTCTATGCACGAGCTGTAGAACTAGGACATCCGAGATGGAAGCCAGGTGTGAAGTATCCTTATCTAGGGCCTGCAGCGAGAAACCTCTCAGCTAATGGCACATTGAACAGAGTATTCACTAGCGCATTTGCATCGCGGATTAGGGGTTGATATGTCAGCAATACCTCCGATTCTCGTACAGATACAGGCTGATGTCACTAGCCTCAAGCAGGGTCTAGCTCAGGCACAGGCGGCTATCAAAGGCGTAGATGACAATGTAAAGGTCGCTAGCACCGGCATGAGCAACTTCTCTAGCAAACTCAAAAACATAGCAGGTACTATCGGTGTCGCCTTTGCAGGTACACAGGTAGTGGCGTTTGCCAAAGACACAGTTATGGCTGCCTCAAATATGGCAGAGTCACTATCAAAGGTGCGCGTGGTCTTTGGAGAGGGCGCAGCAGCAGTCGAGGCGTGGGGTGCAACCGCCGCAGACAGTATGGGTATCAGTAATCAGGCTGCTCTAGAGGCTGCAGGTACATACGGCAATCTCTTCCAGGCATTTGGGCTCGGACAGGGACAGGCACAGGATATGTCTATGTCTCTAGTACAGCTCGCAGGTGACATGGCATCGTTCAACAACACCTCGATAGATGATGCAATCACAGCTCTGAGATCAGGTCTATCTGGTGAGACAGAGCCACTCAAGAAGTTCGGCGTTGCGATGAACGAGGCGCGACTCAAGACCGAGGCACTATCTCTAGGACTCATCAAGTCCACATCTGAGGCTCTGACTCCTGCGGCGAAGGCTCAGGCGGCATATGCGCTCATCATGAAAGACACAGCACTCTCGCAGGGTGACTATGCGCGTACCGCAGATGGCACAGCGAATACTATGAAAACGCTACAGGCAAAGATGGAGGATGCGAAGGTCGCACTCGGCGATGCTCTGATGCCAGCGTTCAAGGGACTACTAGCTGTACTCAAGATTGCTATACCTCTGCTCACAAAACTAGGCGTTTTCTTCCAAAACAATCAGGATGAGATCAAAGCCTTCGCTATCGCACTCACTATCGGATCAGTAGCATGGGGTGTCTATACACTCGCTGTGAAGCGCGCAGAGATAGCGCAGAAACTGTTGAACCTAGCGCAGAAGATGAACCCTATCGGACTCATCGTAGTAGCAGTAGCTCTACTCGCTGCAGGTCTAGTCAAGCTGTGGAAAAACAGCGAAACATTCCGCAATGTCATCATCACAGTAGGTAAGGCTGGTCTGACTGCTTTCGCATCTATAATCCCGATGGTAGGCAAGGTAGGTGAGGCTGTCCTCAAGTTCCTTATGACTCCACTCAAGCTCGTGCTCGGAGCACTATCCAAACTCCCAGGCGTAGGCAAGTATGCAAAGACCGGACTCGATCTACTGAACAAAGGTCTAGATGGAGTCAGCGACTTTGCAGATAAGGCGGCAGCGAAAGCCAACAGCCTCATCAAGACTCTAGACAATGTAGGCAAGGCAAAGACCAAAGCCGAGAAGGATGTAGCGACCACTACGAAGGGTACAAAGACCTCCACAACCGCGACTGTGGATGCCAAGACTCTAGAGAAGGCTGCGAAAGAGGAGCAGAAACGCCTAGACAAACTCAAGGACTAAGCAAAAG